TTGCAGGTTTTGAAGTTGACCCATCCAAGTAAACCGCAGTTTTTCCAAAATGTTCGTAAATCTTTTTAATTGGGTCTGTGAAATTACTAAAAATAATAACTTTTTTACCCTGTTCAATTATATTTTCAGCAAGTTCAATTGTCGTGTTAATTTTTTCTTCAGCAATTACCTGTCTAACTTTTGTAAGTTTTGTAAATTGAATTGATAATGGTTTTGATTCTTCCGTTCTATTGTTATACCAATCATAATACTCACCCATCAATTCTTCATATAGTCTTGATTTTAATCTAAGATAAACGGGAGTAATTATTTTTTCAGGTAAATCTAAAACATCGGTTTTTAATCTTCTTAAAATTTGACGAGAAGTTCGTTCTCTTAATTCTTCTAAATTAGATGCTCCTGTTACATTCCAAATCTTTTTACCACCAACTCTAAACTGATAACCACCACAATATCTAATTGCGTATGCTTGCCAGTTTTGACTTACAGGGCTATCAATAAGTTTCAAAATATTATAATAATTCATAGGACGAGAAGTCATTGGTGTTCCCGTCAATAACCAAAGTTTTTTAATGTCTTTGGTTACATCCATTATAATCTTTGTTCTCTGAGCTTGAGCGTTTGAAACATAATGCGCTTCATCAATAACAACCAAATCAAATTTTGAATTAAGGATTATTGAGTTTAATTTATCTTTTGGGTCGTGGAAGTTTTTAAGTATGTCGTAATTAAGAATTACATAATCAGCCTGTTCATACTTTTTACCTTCACATATGTAAATTGTTTTATCAGTATAGTTTCTAATTTCCCTTTCCCAATTTATCTTAAGTGATGCTGGACAAATAATTAATACTTTATTAGCTCCACTTTCTAACGAAGCGATAACGGTACTTGTTGTTTTACCAAGTCCCATGTCATCGGCTAAAATGAACTTATCGTTTTTTAATAATTTTTCTATGGCTTCTTTTTGGTGGGCAAGTGGTGGTCGGTTTTCATATTTTGTGTAATCAACATCAACCAAGTTTTCGGTGTGTTGTTTAATAACTGCAGCTTTAGGTATCCAAAAATCGTGAATAGTCTCACCACTAAAAATCTTACCCCAAATGTGATATGATTTATCTTTCTCAATTAAAATCTTTTCAACATAGATTTTATCAGGTTCTTTAATAAAAGGATTGTCGGCAACAAGTTTTTGAGAAAAGTATGAGTCAATCTCAACCCATTTTTTAGCAACTTTTGGAACTACTGAATTGAAGTCAATCACATAATCACATTGAGCTCTCGTTGGGAGATACTTTTTATTTGACTCAATTTGTTTCTTTAACTTAAGGATATAGTTATTTGACCCCTGATAATTTTCAAGAATGGATATTGCTTGTTGTTCAATACTTAAATGTCCTGTAGAAGTTGTCAAATTATTTTAATTAACTATACAACTATAATAATAATCAAAAAAGAAATATTTATCAATATGTCAAATAGAATAGTTCCAATAACAAGATTAGGTAAATTTTTCGGAGCGGAAGATTATAGCTTAGATATTAGTATGGGTAGAGAGTGGTTAGAAGGGGATATGAACTTCACTCTTGTACTATATCGTGTTGACAAACAGAAGACAAATGTTGATGATGTGTATGGTGAGGCTTCCGTTGATGGTATTAAATTTTTACCACCTATTGAGTTTAAAGCTTATCTACAAATTGTTGCCCCTGAAAATAAATTTCTTGGTTCAAGTAAGATTAATCAAATGGAACCGGGTAATGCAAGAATTTCAGTTTATCAAAAACATTTAGATGAATTAGAAATTGACATAGAACTTGGCGATTATATTGGATATTATGAAACTGAAACTCAAGTGAGATATTATGTAGTTAATAATGATGGTCGTGTTGTTTCAGATAATAAGCATACATACGCAGGGTACAAACCATTTTATAGAACAATAAACGCATCTCCTGTTATGGAAAACGAATTTAGAGGATTATAAAATGAAAATTATTATTTCTAAAGAACAATTAAAAATGATTGTTGAATCAATACAAGATGGTAGGGTGATTTGTAATTGTGGATGGTCTTGGGATTTATCTGACGGAGGAAACGACCCATATATTTGTCATAAATGTGGTAATAATAATGAAGAAAAATAATGGCATTACCAAAAATTAAAAAAAAGTTACCACTTACATACCCACCTGTTGGTTATGAACGAAGAGAACAACTTCTTGAGGATATCAATAGGGATGGTACATATTTGCCTAAATCATTATTACATGAAGATTTAGATGGTGGGTTTTTAGAGTTTGTTAAAAACGATTTGAGAACTTCAGTTTCAGGTAAAGATATTAAAGTTGTGGATATATTGATGACCACTCAAAACTGGTCTCAATTTACTCAAACTTGGGATTTTAATAATATCGACAAGAATGTTCAACCTCCATTTATTACTACAATAAGAACTCCTGAAGTTAAATTTGGGACAATACCGTCATTAAAATATAATATCCCAAACAGAAAACAGTATTACTACGCAGCAGTTCCAACATGGGATGGACAAAGAAAAGGTATGGACATTTATACAATACCTCAACCTGTTCCTGTTGATATAAAATATTCTGTTAAAATTATTTGTAACAGAATGAGAGAATTAAATAAGTTCAATCAGGTTATAATTGAAAAATTTTCATCAAGACAAGCTTACACACAAATTAAAGGTCACTATATTCCAATACAACTTGACGAAGTTTCTGACGAGTCAGTTATGGATTTAGAAAAACGTAGATATTATATCCAAAGTTATTCTTTTACTTTACAAGGATTTTTAATTGATGAAAATGAATTTGAAGTTAAACCTGCGGTAAGTAGGTCTTTATTACTTATGGAAGTTGCTCCAAGAAAAACAAAAAGAAGAGTTAACAAAATACCACCAAACCCTAATAGAATACCTTTAGATATTTTATTTCCTGTTGGTACTACGGCGTATACCCAAACATTTGAGTATACAACAAATATTAAACTAATTGATTCTGAAAATATAACATCATACTCAATGTATATTAATGGTCTTTTTTATGGGACGGATATACAACAACTTATTACGGGAGAAATACAGATTAATACAAATGATGTTTTAACTATTCAGATTATTAAGACAAATAATTCTTTACAATCTAATTTCCAACTTGAATCAATACTGATTTAATTTTCTCCGTAGATATCTTTTTTTTCCGAACAATTTAATTCAATAAGTTTTTCAATAAACCTATGAATTTTCAATCCATGTTTTAAGCAATGTTTTTTTAACAACAAATGTGATTCTTCAGATATCTTAAGGTTCTTTATTTTCAAGGTAGAAAAAAGTAAGATTTTATTCTTACTAATCAATAAATAGTTCTTTAGACCAATAGTTTTTCAAGTTTTATAGAATATTTATCAATAAATAAATTTTAAACAATTAAATTAAAAAATGGCTACAGCAAACAAAGTATTCGTTTCTCCAGGTGTTTATACCTCAGAGAGAGATTTATCTTTTGTTTCACAAAGTGTTGGTGTAACTACTTTAGGTATTGTGGGTGAAACTCTTAAGGGTCCCGCATTTGAACCTATATTCATCACTAATTATGATGAATTCCAAACTTATTTTGGAGGTACGTTACCTGAAAAATTTGTGAATACACAAATCCCAAAATATGAGGCGGCATATATTGCTAAATCATATCTACAACAATCTAACCAATTGTATGTAACAAGAATTTTAGGTCTATCAGGTTATGATGCAGGACCGTCTTGGTCAATAACCACAGTTGCAAATGTTAATTGCAGTACAGTTGGAATAACAGGAGGAACATCTTTCTCTATTGATTTCACAGGTTCAACTGCTTCAACAACATCTGTACAATTTACCTCAGCGGTTCCAAGTGTAATAAGTGGAAACACATATTATACTAATGGTTACACACAATTTGATGGTGGAACATCTACAATTTTAGGCGACTTACAAACACAATTACATAGTATTTTAGTTACTAATAGTACATCAGGAACTTCGGCTTATTATTTTGGTCCAGTTTCAGGTACTCAAGCAACTGCAAATATTGTTGCTGGATTAACGGCTTCAACTAATGTATTTGGTGTTAATAGTATTACATCAACAACTATTGATTATTGTTCGGGTACAAATGACGCTTGGTTCTATGCTAATTTTGTTCCACCCGCTAACGGTAACGCATATTATGGTAATTCATATTACACAAATGTTTCTTCTTTATCGGGAACCGCTTACGGAGTTGCAGGCTCATTTACAGGTACGGTATCAGGTTTTTATTACGGATTCTCGGGAACAAGTTATTCAGGATATAACAATCTTGTTGTTGCAACTTTACGTTCAAGAGGTATTACTCAATATTCATCAACCTTACACGGACCACAATATCAAGTGACAGGTACTTCTGATGTAACAATGATTGGTACAGGTAGTTATTCAGGAATAAGTCAAAATCCTTATGCTACTTTCTTGATTTCAGGTAGAACTTATGAAAACGACACGTTTAGTTTTGAGACATCATTTGCAACATCACAAGCTAACTATATTAGTAGTGTGTTTGGTGTGTCAAATTTCGCTAAAGACAGAACTGAAGTTCCTTTGTTTGTTGAAGAAAGATATTCAACAATGTTGGATTATGGATATAATCAAGGATTTATTCGTGGATTAAACGCTAATAATTTTATTTCTTTAGGTGATGCAAGAACTTCAACAAATACTGATACAACTGGTTTCTATTTAGAGAGATACCAAACACCTTCATCTCCTTGGGTTGTTTCTGAACTTAGAGGTAATTTAGTTTATAAATTATTCCGTGTTTATACCATTCCTGATGGAAATGCCGCAAACAGAGAAGTTAAGGTTTCTATTGCAAATATCTCATTTAACAATGGAACATTTGACTTGATAGTTAGAGATTTCTATGATACAGATGCTAACCCATCAGTTATTGAGAAATTCACTAATTGTACATTAGATGCTACAAATAACAGTTTTGTGGCTAAGAAGGTAGGTTCTATCGACGGTGAATACGCAATTCTTTCTAAATATATTATGTTAGAAATGAATGAAGAAGCTCCGTTAGACGCTCTTCCTTGTGGATTTGAAGGTTTTATAACAAGAAGTTATACTAATGGTACATCTCCTTTCCCTGTCTATAAAACACACTATGCAATCCCTGGTGAAGTAATTGCGAATCCTCCATTTGGTAGTTCTACAGGTGGTGATAATGCAGTAACTAGTCCTGGTGATAATAAAAGAAGAACTTATTTAGGTATTTCATCTTCAGTAGGTGTTGACGCAGATTTCTTCGACTATAAAGGAAAACAAAGACCTGTTGGTGATTTGTGTGAAGAAGGTAGTTACAACAACTGGCCAAACACAACAAAAGGTTTCCACATGGATAGTGGGGCAACTGTTGTAACGGTAAGTGGTGTTACACAATTTGAAGTTGGTGATGGTTCATTTAGTTCTGAACCAACAGATTCAACTAATCCATATTACTTCCTATACTCAAGAAAGTTTAGTTTCTTAGTACAAGGTGGTTTTGACGGATGGGATATCTACGATGAAAGAAGAACAAATGATGATTCTTACGCTCTTGGGCAGACTAAATTTAGAGCTGGTTTTTGTCCACAAGCACCATATCCAACATCAACAGGATGGGGTTCATTTAAAATTATCACTATTGAAGACGGCACAATTGATTACGCAAACACCGACTATTACGCATACTTGTTAGGTATTAGAACTTTTGCTAATCCTGAGGTAACAAACATCAATGTTCTTGTAACACCTGGTGTTGATTATGTTAATAATAGTGGATTAGTTGAATCTGCAATTGATATGATTACAAACGAAAGAGCGGATTCAATCTATGTTTGTACAACTCCTGACTTTAACCTATTACAAAACTCAACTTCGATGGATAATTTAATTTACCCACAAGAAGCGGTTGATAGTTTAGAACAAACAGGAATTGACTCTAACTACACAGCAACTTACTATCCATGGGTTCTTACTCGTGATACAGTAAATAACACTCAAATCTATATTCCAGCAACTGCTGAAGTTACAAGAAACTTAGCGTTAACTGATAACATAGCGTTCCCATGGTTTGCAACTGCGGGTTACACAAGAGGTATTGTAAATGCGGTTAGAGCTAGAAAGAGATTAACTCAAGAAGATAGAGACACTCTTTACAAAGGAAGAATTAACCCAATCGCAACTTTCAACGACGTTGGAACTGTCATTTGGGGTAACAAAACTCTTCAAATTGCTGAATCAGCATTAGACAGAATTAACGTTAGAAGATTGTTATTACAAGCTCGTAAATTGATTTCTGCGGTGGCTATCAGATTGTTGTTTGAACAAAATGATAATACAGTTAGACAACAATTCCTTGACTCTGTTAATCCAATCTTAGATGCTATTAGAAGAGACAGAGGTTTATATGACTTCCGTGTAACAGTACAAAATACTCCTGAAGACTTAGATGCTAACCAATTAGTAGGTAAGATTTATATCAAACCAACTAAAGCATTAGAGTTCATTGATATTGAGTTCTTAATTACACCAACAGGAGCGTCTTTTGAAGACATCTAATTAACTTAAATTTAAAAAGACCCTCACGAAAGTGGGGGTTTTTTATTTACATAATATTTATAGATATGAAAATGTTTTTAGTAGAAAAATTTGAAGAAGAAATTACACCCGATTTAAAGTATTATGCTTTTGACTGGGATGATAATATTCTTACAATGCCAACACAAATAATACTTCGTACTGAAGATGGTGAAGAAGTTGGTATGTCAACAGAAGACTTTGCGGAATATCGTGTGAAAGTTGGAGTTGAACCTTTTGAATATAAAAAGAAAACAGTTGTTGGATTTGCTGACGACCCGTTCAGAAATTTTGGAACCAAGGGGGATAAGAGGTTCATTATCGACGCGATGATGGCAAAAGAAGGACCAGCTTGGGGAGACTTTGTTGAAGCGGTTAATGGGGGTTCAATCTTTTCAATTGTTACCGCAAGAGGACATTCACCATTGGCTTTACGTAGAGCTATCGAAAATATGATTGAAACTAATTTTAGAGGAATATCTAAAAAAGAATTGGTTAAAAATTTAAGAAAGTTTAGAAAGTTTGCGGGTGAGGAAGATATGAAAGATAAAGAACTTATAAATGCTTATATGGATATGAATAAGTATTATCCTGTAACATTTGGAGACGGTTCCGCTCAAAGTCCCGAAAAAGGAAAGGTAGATGCTTTAAGAGAGTTTCAACAATATGTAAAATATTTAGCAAATATACTTAAAAAACCAGTAATGTTTAAAGATGATATTAGTAATAATTTTATTCCTAAAATAGGATTTTCAGATGATGATTTAAGAAATCTAGAAAAAGTTAAAGATGAATTATCAAAAGACCCAGAAAATATTATTCAAACAATATCAACACATGGTGGTAAAAAGCAAAACTATTAATATTTATAAACTGGACTTATAGCAAGTTTGAATAAAAAAAAACCTAAAGTAAATAGAAAAATTTTCGATAGGGACTATTTATAATAAAATAAAAGAAAAATTTAAAACAAAATAATATGGCTGATTTATTAATGAAAATGCCGATACCCTACGAACCAAAAAGGAAGAATAGGTTTATCATGTCTTTTAACGACTTGGGTATTAACGAATGGTATGTAGAATCAACAAGTAGACCTTCTTTAACGATTAACTCTACTGCGATTGATTTCTTAAATACTAAAACTTATGTTGCGGGTAAGTATGAGTGGGGAGAAATCTCTGTAACTTTCCGTGACCCAATTGGACCTTCAGCATCACAAGCGTTGATGGAATGGGTTCGTCTACATGCTGAGTCTGTAACAGGACGTATGGGATACGCTGCAGGTTATAAGAGAGATATTTTCTTAAGTCTATTAGACCCGACAGGTGTTGTAATTGAAAAGTGGGTTCTTAAAAACACATTCCTTACAAAAGTTGACTTCCAAGGATTATCTTACTCTGAAGATGGATTGGTAACTATCCAAGCATCTTTAAGACCTGACTACTGTATATTATTATATTAATATTATTTACTTTCTTATATTCAAACCCACGAAAGTGGGTTTTTTTATTTACAATAAATAAAAATAAGGTATTTTTATAATAAAAAACTATGAGTGACAATATAAATCAAATGAATTTAGACCTTCCACACGACGTGGTATTACTACCAAGCGAGGGTAGATTTTATAAAAATAAGAAAAAATCTGTTAAGGTTGGATATCTAACTGCTGCCGATGAAAACATTTTAGCTTCAGTTAACAATTTAAGTGGTGACCAAATTATTACTAATTTAGTTAGAAGTAAATTATATGAACCTGATATTAGACCTGAAGAAATGTTAGAGGGTGATTTAGAGGCTATTTTGGTTTTTTTAAGAAATACTTCATTTGGTGCTAATTATGATTTTACTTTAATTGACCCTGAAACTGATAAGAAATTTGAACATACTATAACACTTGAGTCTTTAGATTTCAAAAAAAGTGATGTTGAACCTAATTCAGAAGGTTTGATTTCTTTAGTTTTACCAAAAACAAAGAAAGAAATTAAAATTAAATTTTTAACATACGGAGAAAGTCAAAGTATTAGTCGACAGATTGACTCTTACCCAAAGGGTATGGTTTCACCTTCAGTAACTCTGAAGTTGACTAAACAAATTATTGAGGTTGAAGGTAACCGAGAAGAAAGTGCAATTGCGGATTTTATATCTAAAATGCCAATCATGGATTCAAAATACATAAACAACTTCATTAGAGAAAACGAACCTAAGTTGGATTTAGTGAGAGAAATAACAGCCCCATCTGGAAAAAAGGTACTCACCCGTGTGACCTTTGGGGCGGAGTTTTTTCGCCCTTTCTTCTGAGTATTTAAAAAATTTATTGGACCAATATTATCTATTGGGTTCCAAAATACATCTGTCATATTCCGATTTCATGAAAATGCCGTCTTATCACCGTAGATATTTGGTTGATAAGGTTATTGAAATTAATACACCTAAAAACGAATAGTAGGTTATTTATATAATAAAGATTAAATTATGTTTCATTACTTACATGGAGGAGGTGGAGGAACCACCCCAACTGCTGACGATTTTTTAGGCGAATCGATTAAGAGTGCCGGATTAAGCAGATATCAGGAGATGGGTGAAGGATTAAAAACCCTTAGTACAACTATACAGTCAATGGACGCTGAAGCTGCTAAATTTGCTAAGACAATGGGACGTACAACTGAAAATAGTTTAGGTCTTAAACAAAATTTAAACGCTTCGTATAGTTCAATAGTTGATTTAGGTGGTAAAATGAGTGACGCCGTTGACATGCAAGAAGGTCTTTTTAAAGCGAGTGGAAGAAATTTAGTTTTACTTAAATCACAAGCTGCTGAATTATTCGCGGCGTCCAGTGTTTCAGGAATAGGTTCTGAAAAACTACAAGAATCGTTTTATGATGTAGGTATGGAGGTTGCCCACATTGGGGAGAATATGTTTAAGATTTCAGAAGTTGCTAGTCAAATGGGAGTTAACGCTCAAGCGGTTTCTGTGACTGTAACTGGAAATTTAGATAAATTAAATAGATACGGTTTTGTAAATGGGGTTGAAGGTTTGGCAAAAATGGCGTCAAAGGCTCAGGCCTTAAAATTTGATGTGACTCAAACTTTTAATTTAGCCGAAAATTTAATGAGTCCCGAAAAGGCAATTGAAGTGGCGGCTTCTATACAAAGGTTAGGAGGTGCTGCAACAGCGTTAACCGACCCTTTAAAATTAATGGATTTAGCACAAAATGACGTTGAAGGACTTCAAGAGGAAATTGCTAAATTAGCAAAACAGTATACATACTTTGACGAAAAAACACAATCCTTTCAAATTATGAAAGGGGCTAAAAGTCAACTTAGAGAAGTCGCTTCCGCCCTTGATATTGACAGAGCAGAATTTGAAAAATTAGCTTTATCGTCAGCTAATTTAAACAAAAAAATGTCAGAAATGAGATTAGGGTTTGACGCATCAAAAGAAGACAAAGAATTACTTGCAAATCTTTCTCAATTAGAAAATGTTGCAGGAGGTGGAAAAGAATATAAAGTAAGTTATTTTGATAAAGACGGTGTTGAACAAACTAAAAAATTATCAGAAATTAAAGAAAAAGATTTAGAGATTATTAAACAAAGTAATAAACCTAAAATAGTTGATAAAGATGACCCGGCAGCAAAACAATTAATTGAAATGGCTAAAGGACAATTAGGTGAATACGGTCAATTAGTTGCTGCTCAGGAAAAAATTGCAAATACAATATCAAACACTATTGGAGGGTCAAAACTTGGACAAGATTTATTATCTGGCGCTAAAAAAGAATTTAAAGAGACAGCAGATAGTATTGGTAAAAATTTTGGAGCTGGTTCTGTATTTGAATCAAAATTAAACAGTGGTGCTTTAAATATAGATAATACAACAAAACTTTTGGCAGCAATGATTCAAGGGGACTTTAAAAAAATAATGGAGCAAATGGTGACAATAAGTACTATTGCAGGTACGGGTGTTAGCGGATTTGTAACAGAAGAAAAGAAAAAAATTAAAGATACGTTATTCGACCCTAAAAAGGGAGACCAAATTAAAGATATGAATGTTGCCAGTGTTAATACAATAAATTTTACTGGTACAATTGCTGAAATCGCAGCAAGAATGAGTGACGGTTTTTATACACCAGTTGGTGATACTATTAAAACTCCTAGTGGTAATATTGAGATTCATGAAAAAGACTATTTCTTAGCTGCAACTCAATTACCTGATGTGTTACAAAAAAGTGTTAACAAAGGTTTAATGGACGTTTTAAAAATTGAAAGACAAACTATGAACGCAGCAATGATGTCAACAAATACACAAACTCAACCTCAGTCTCAACCACAAAAACAAGAAGTTGTTCATACAGTTAATTTTAAAGTATCTGTTGATACACCAAGAAATAAACTAAGTGACATGTTAGTTGAGGAACTACCTAAGAATCCAACCTTGATGCAATATATTGTTAAACATTTTGACAATACAAAAACTTCAGGTGGAATGACATCTAAAAAATAAAAAAATACCAAGTCATTCTATTTATTAATAAAATCACCCAATGAGTGAAAGCGCTTTAGATTATTCAAGTTCAGAGTTTTTTAGGAATCGTCTTGTCACAAGAAACCTAAAACCATACAATGTTGAGGGGGCTTTCCAATCTTCAATTTCTAACCCATATTATGAGGTAAATGTTGCTGACAACTCAGTTATTGACTCACCAAATGTTAATAATGAAATTTTTACTGAAGCTCAACAAGAAATTATACCAAATCAATACGGTCCTACAGGAGGTTTCCAAGACGCTTCAGGTTTTATTAATAAGACAACAGGACAGGTAAATGAAAATTCAACTAATCAATTAGAATATTGGCCGTTACAAAACGATACCAATATGGATTTGATTAATGAACAATGGATTAACTTGGCGGAAGTTAGTAATAAATTTATTCCCAACGGTGGTTATGAAGGGTTATTTTTTGCAGATACAAAAATTTTAGCAAAAAATGGAGGTACCACTGATTACAATCCATTAAATTTACCATTTGTTGTTGGGAATTATTCATTAGCTGATTTGATTTTTGGTGGTGATAGTTTAGTACAACAAGATTCATACTTATTACAAATATCCGTTCTTGAATTAAGAAAAGCGTTTCAATATAGAATTGCTCAAGAACTACAACAAACAAGTGTTGCTAATAACTTATCAATTAATAGTAATCCTTTACAATCAAGTTTACTTGCGTCTAATCAAATTCAATTAAGTTATTTAGATTATCATATTACAGTTCCTGATGGGGTTTTAGATTTTACGGCTGATTTAGGACAAAGAATAACAGGTGCCTATTTACCATTTTCACCAATTGAAGGAGATTACTTTAACTTTTCACCAAGACAACCTAAAACAGGTCTTGGTAGATATGTTCAAAGATTAAGTAATAATGACGGTAGTGCTTCAGTAAAATTTTTAGCAAATACTGGTGGTGGCCAAAAATCAATTTTATTTGCTAATTTAGAATATAACCGATATAGTCCAAACTATGATAGAAATATCACAAGAGCTGGTCAGGTGTTAAATAACATATTTGGTGATATTGGGAGAAGAAATTCTCAAGATGATAGTGGTAATCTATATGTTGGAGGTAAAGACGAATTAAAATACACAACATCACCCGCAGGTCAAACACCTGATAATGGGTACGGAGAACCAACTGTTGTATTAGGTCCTGATGCTGTTGGTAAGTTATATGAAGGTGACCAAAACTTTGCTTTTGGTTTAAATGATAATAATACTCTTGTTGGAGGATTTGTTTGGACAAGAACAGGTGATGAAGACTTTGGTGATTTATTTGGACCTGAAGGTGAATCATTTGGTGTTGATTTTAGTAATAACACTGCATTTAATCTAAGTGATAGATATTCATCATCTTTAAATTATGAGTTTAAACGAGGTTCAATATTAGATAATACTCAAAGATTAATTGATTCGGCACCTACCAGTGGATTAGCCAGAAGATTACATGCCGGTAACGCAATTAATCAAATGTCAAAAGTTTTTAATGATGGATATAAAGAATTAACAAAAGGTTCTAAAGTTATTAGATACGAAAATACTAACGGTAAATTAGTAGGTAAAGAATATGGAAGATTATTTACCAAAGATAAACCATATCAGTTGTACCAAGATTTACAAAGTACGGTTGCAAATACAAGTGGTAGTGAAACTAATGGTAACATAAGAAAGTTTAGTAATTCTGTTCTTGATTCTACATATAATTTAAATATTGCACCGTGGAAAGGACAAGGGTCAACAAATATTATTGGAGGACAAGTTAAGAAATACATGTTTTCAATTGAAAATTTAGCTTGGAAAGGAAGTGCCTTGTTTAATGATTTGCCTGGATGTGAAAAAGGACCTAATGGAGGTAGAATAATGTGGTTTCCACCATATGATTTAACATTTGGTGAAACTGTTTCTCCTAATTTTGACGGAACATCATTTTTAGGTAGACCTGAACCAATTTACACATATAAAGAAACGAGTAGGAGCGGTTCGTTATCATTTTCAATTATTGTAGACCACCCTTCTGTTTTAAATTTGATTGCTAAAAAAGAATTACAGAATGATTTAACTGAAAAGAAAGATTCGGTTATTGAATCATTTTTTGCAGGAGCCGCTAAATTTGATTTATATACATTAGCGGCAAAATTTGCGACATTAGATTTAAATACCCTTAAAGAATTACAAGAAAGTGTTCTCTCAAGTAATCAAACTTCAGCAGAACAAGCAACGTTAATTAATTCAGATTTAAAAGAAGGTGATTCAGTTGCCAAAGATTTACCAAATTTCTCTACATATCAAGGATATGGTGCGTTTTTTCCGGAAATAGATACCGATACCGCTTCAAGTACTGATTATGAAACACTTTATAATCAGTATATGCTCCAAAAACCAATTTACAGTGGGTATGTTTATACAAGTGGTACTTCACTTTTATTTCCAGTAATAACTCAAAACTATGATAAATTAGTACTATTAAGAAGTGAAATATTAAAAGCGGTAACATCACAAAATTGTGAAGTTGTTATAGAAATGAATGGAGTTAAATTTCCAGGTATTGGGGATAATTCAAGTGAATCAAATAACAAAGCGTATATTGACTCTTTAAAATTATTTTTCTCTAATTTAACTGAAGATAACGAATCTTTAGGTAAGTATATCCAAAGTGAGGCAGTTAAATTTATTTATTCAAATTTACTTTTAACAAATGCTGAAACTAAAGACAATAGTGGAATGCCAACATTTGTTGATTGTAATGTTGATTTAAACGGAGATGCTGAAACTTATAGTGTTGTTGCAATGTGTTCAAGATATGTAAGTTTTAAAAGTATTAATGTAACACCTAAAAATCCGTCAAACGCAAACGCCGGTTCAAGTACTAATTCTGAAAACATTGCAAATCAAACCGCAATTAACGGATTACCAAAACCACCATCTCCTGTAGATATTCAAAAAAAGAATTTAAGTAAAAGATTATTAAGAACAAAACTTTTAAATGAATGTGATTATTTTGAAGTTTTAAAACAAACTGACCCATTTGCATATACATCAATTACTGATAAAATAAAATTATTTCAACCAGCATTTCATGCTATTACTCCTGAAGGATTAAATAGTCGATTAACTTTTATACAACAGTGTGCAAGACCCGGTAATACAATACCTGTTATTAATGAGCAAGGTGAACAAGATACATCAACATCAACGTTTAACACTAATTTTGGTACTCCACCTGTATTAGTTATTAGAGTTGGTGATTTCTATAATACAAAGGCAATTCCTGAAACGATACAAATACAATATGAAAATTTAGATATTAATCCTGAAGGTATTGGATTACAACCAATGATTGCAAAAATAACTATGAGTCTTAAATTTATTGGGGGTAGTGGATTAAAAGGACCTATTGATAAATTACAAAATGCTCTTTCATTTAATTACTATGCAAATACTGAAATGTATGATGAAAGGGCTGAAGCAACTGAAGATACTACAGCATTGGATGACGCTTTATTTACGGCAATTACTTTAGCGGAACCGTTGGCAACATTCAATGATATTCAAAATATACCTTCAGCAACTAAAACAATTGGGGATATTTTAACAACAATTCCATCTGGTGATACTCAAACAGGTACTATTCAGTATAAAAATTTCTTTGATAACTATATTACTCAAACACAAGATTATTTTTTAACAACTTTAAATTTTATTGAAAGTTCAATAAATAATTATAATTTTGGAATTTACGCTCAAATGACATTTGATAGAAACTATATTATTGGAGATATTAATCTTTCAGGTAATACAATAAACGCCGCTAAAATTTATGGTAAACCAAGTAGTACTAGTGAAAATTTAAATAAAGTTGCTACCCAATTAAAATCCGATATTGATGATGGAAGTGAATTTATTATTAAAGCCTTAATTGACAAACCGGGATTAGGTGTTCTTGATGTTAAAAGAGTAAAGGATAATTATAAAAGTTTAATTGATACTAAAATCAATAACTCTTTTTTAAATGTTAATTCTGACGCTCAGGTTTTCGCTAATAAACAAGCTGAATATATACAAAATATTCTTAAATTAAATACGGTTATCGGACTTGAATTGGATGGGAAAATATTAACTAACGGTGAACCAAAAGGTTATAAAATTAGTATCGACAGTAAATTTAGTGATGACTACGCAATAGTTTCTTCAGGGATTACAAATTTTTATAATTTACTATCATCAAAAGAATTTTTACCGAGTAATAGCGGAGCACCATATTTTCAGTTTACGACTTTAGCCGCTGGAGGTTTTCAAGGGATTACCGCAAATTCAAACAATCTTTTATTTACGTTATTTTATGATGATTTAAAAGATAGTACAAAAAATCAACAATTTATTGACGCTCTAATTACTAATCTAATACCGAGTACTTCAGGTGAAGTAAGAACTACTGTAATCCAATCAACAGAAGAAATAACTAGTATTTTAAATAGTTGGAATACCGCAACTGTGGAAAGTTTTGATGAATTTAAAAAAGGTCCCGAGATGAAACCATATTTGGAGTTTAACCCAACAAACGGGGGGAATTCAGTTAAAGGTGTTGACAGAATATTTAATTATGACACCAATGGGGTTATTTATACTGAACTAGATTTTTTACGAGAATTATTTTCTACGGTTAATTCTAATAACGATAAACAATTTTTTATTGGTAAAAAACAATTCAACTAATGGCGTTACAATATTATAATAGATATGATGGATTTATAGTTAATGGTCAGCAAACAGTTGTACCATATGTTAATTTACAATCTAAATCAACCGATAAAAAACACATATATATTATTGGACAATCAAGATTAGATAAGATATCACAATTGTATTATGGGACACCTTTTTTTGGATGGTTAATTTTACAAGCAAATGGTAAATATGGTGGTTCCGAAATTAATATTCCAAATAATGCCGTTTTAACGATACCATTCCCTTTAATTAATTCCTTATTAGATTATAAAGGTGCATTAGAGCAACAGTTCTTCTATTATGGCAGATAATATACATATTGAAAATGACTATCAAAACATTTTTGTAGTTAACCCTAATAAAGTTGATTTACCTAATGGACAGGTAGGGGATAGAAATATTGCTCAAGAAGAATTAGTGATGTACGCTAACTTGGAATGTAACTTACAACCAAGAAGTAAATTAATTGTTGGAGGTAATAACAATTCACAACTTAGGACAATAGGCCTTGGTAAGATTAATTTTTTAAAACCAACAGGTAACGATTATTTAACAACTAATTGGACTGAGTTACAATCCAAAGATTTAACTCAACAAGAAATTAATGGAGAGTTATTAGGTATAACACAAATTAGTTATAAAGCTAATCAGGCTTATATTGCAGAATTTACTATAAACTTAGAAGATGTTAGAGGTAGAGCTTTATTTGAAAGTGGTAACGACTCGATTTACTCTGCGTTTTTTAACTTACCTTATCCTGTATTTTATTTAACTTTAAAAGGATGGTATGGTAAAGCAATTAGATATCAATTATTTCTTACTAAATTTCATGGGGCGTTTAATTCGGGAACAGGAAATTTTGAAATAACTTTATCATTAACCGCTTACAATTTTACGGTTTTAAAAGATATATTTATGACTGATTTATATGCAGTTCCTCAAATGTATCAAACAGATGTAATTAATAATTACAATAGTGGGACTTTAGTTAATAATAATGTCACACAAGATTTTAAAAAATCTACAACATTTTTAGGGTATAATAAAATTGTTGAGGTTTATAAGAAATATAAATCAAAAGGTTTATTAGATAAAAATTTTCCAGAGTTAACTATACAATCATTAATTACTCGATTAGAAAATTTCATTAATACAAGTTTAGAGGAATTAGGACAAGTTTCATTAAATCCGTTAACTGATTATGAAAAATATTTAAAAACATTAGAACAACTAAATTCTGAAATTTATTTATATAGTGATTCTTGGTTTAATAAAAATCTTGATTTATCAAAACCTTTCGTTGTTAAAGAAGATACTAATAATTTTAATGTTTATACGTATCTTTCTGCTGGTACTGCGGACATAACGTATTTTAGTAAAGTATATACCGAATTAACAACTATAATTGAAAATAAAGTTGCTATTCTTAATAAAAATCAAACATTTGGGGATACAGGAGGTTTATATAGTATCCCAATTAAGAAGGAAGATATTGTAAATTCTTTAATACCTTTTTTAGATACTAATAATTTTGATATTGATAAAACTGCAATTAAAAGATATGGGGGAACAACATTTACTGATGTCCAAAGAGACGAATTAAAATTAGAAATTGATATACTTGTTTATTCGGATACATCATTTCCTTTTATTTTTAGTGTTGAAAGTAAAAATGGATTTTCAGCATATATTCAAAAAATCACAAAAAAATTAAATTCTTATAAAGAAGAATTAGAAACAAAACTTTCGGAACAACTTGGAGAATTGTTACAATCATCTAAAGGTATAGGATTTCAACCAACAATACGAAATATTATTGGGGTAATTATGGCATCGGCAGAAGCTTATTTATTATTGTTAGAAGACGTACATACAAAGGCGTTTAATCAAAGAGAGAGTAAAAAAAGACAACAAAGTATTGGAGGATTTGATAAAAAAGAAAATGAGGTTGCTCCAATTGTTTATCCTTGGCCACAATATTTGGTTGGTAAAACTATTGATGGCGTTGAAAAACTTGAAATACAATATCCTGGTGACCCTAATTATATAAATCAAACAGGTGCAAATGATTATGAGGCTTGGCCTGAAGTAGAGTTTGTTGAGGAATATGTTAAAGGTTTTATTATGAGAGATATTCCGGCGACCACACCACAACCTCAAGAAGATACCAATGTTATTTTAAGAAATTTAATTTCAGGTTTTGATACAATACCATCAAATATACCATATAGTGTTTTGGAAATGCCTAATTTCTTTTTTGAAATTATGGAAAGATTACAATTAATTGTAACTCTTAATGGATTTTCAGGTGATTTAGGGTTTAATAATGTTCTTCTTTTTTTAAGTCAAACTGAGTTTGCTAACATGAACGAATCACTCAGATATGACAATGGAGAAATAATTAATATTCTTAAATATGGACCTTACAGGACTATAACAACATTTAATGATTTACTATCTACTTTCCCTGTTAGTTATGCAAAATATTCAAATGGGTTTCTTACTACTCAATATCTAATTGATAGAGTTAATAATTCTTTTAAAATTTTAAATAAAGATTTACCTGAACAAAGTCAATTAGTTGGTGCAAACTTAACTACTTTAGTATCGGACACCCTAAAAAATGTTACATACGCAACAAATTCTTTGGATATATATCCATTTGTTGATTTAACATGGTGTCAAAATAACTTAGAAAACGGCGTAATTTTAAATAAATACTTAATATACAGTACCGAATCTTCACTATTTTATAATACGTATAATAAAAAAATTGCGAATTATGATGTAAATGAAGCTATTGGACCATTGGGGTATAATGGTAGTTTACCTAATTTACCAATTGTTGATTTAAAAATTACAAGTAATAAAATTATTTCATCAGAAGTAAATTTAAATACCTTTTATACAAATAGGACTGTTGATAAATATATTTTTACTGAAGGTAAAATTACTTGCACAAACTCACAGTTGACACAATCTCAAACAACATCAATCCTAAATACTCCATATTTTATTAACGCTATACAGGAAGGTATTGAAAATGAAAGAAGTGGTTCTGACCACCCATATATAAGTGCGTCTTATTTATTTTTGAACAGTTTACCTTTAACCACAACAAGAGAAAGATATGTATTTAATGACTTGGCTAATATTTTGGCGGGTGGAGTAACTAAAAAACAAGATTTCGTATCAACAACGTTAAAAAAATATTCAGGTATTCACGCATTACCATTACCATGGATTGCAAAACTTGGTTCTATATGGTATAGATATAAAAATTGGAAAGAAAATGGTGTTGATATCCTATCAAATGTTTGGAATAATTTTGATTACGCTAATAACTATGACCCAGTTAATGGTCAGGTAAATACTCCATATATTATCCAAAACAATACAATCGTTTTACAACAAGATGAACCTTCTTCACAAGGTTTCACTTTAGGATTTTATCCAAAATTAATAAATGATTTTTATTATTTAGTTAATGGTGTTAATTTATTTTTATCCGCAGATACAACAATTGATATTCAGAATAAAATTAATGATGCGATTACATCAAAAAATATTTGGATTTTAGATAGTTCAGGAACAACAGTTGGTTTTGATATTGTTACAACACCTGGTAGTACTAAGATGGTTAAAATCAGTAGCCTGAGTGTATTAGTTAAAGATATACAAGCGAATAAATATGTTATTACTCCATCATTTGGAATATATGATACTGAAACATCCGCAACAAGTAATCAATTAGTTGCTGAAATGATTGATAATTCATCAGGTCTTCCTTTTGTTCGAAATTCATTAATTAATAATAATAGTATGTATAATGGTAGTGTTAGGTTATTGTGGGGAGGACCTAACTATGGTTACTTTGATACTACACAATTTATAATTAATCCCCCTGACAAATATTTAAAAAGAATATATATTGGAAGTATCGCAATACAAACACCTTTTGAATTATTTGCTGAAGATGAGTACGATTCAATTGAAGAAATTTTTTCAGTATTTTCAAAAGATGAATTAGATATGATTGAAAGTGTTTTTTTGAATTACGCAAAATCACCAAATAAAGACACCGAAAAAGAAAAATTTTATAATGTAATTAAAAATATACTTACCACGGATAAAAATCCTGATAACTCAACGGTGGCAAATATTAATTTGATACGTGAGAATCAGATAACTCAACAATCTATTATTTTAAATTCACATATTAGTTATAATAAACTAATATCAATTGGTAATCCTAAAAAATACGATAAAAGAATTTTTAGTAGTGTTTCATCAAACCCATTGTTAAATACAATACCACCAGGTGGTTATATTAATAATTCATTACCAACATCGGGAGGAACAATTACATTAGCGGATTCACAATTATTATATCCCGAAGCTTGGAAAACTTTAGAACTGTATGTTGGGTTCTCAACGATATCCCAATTAATTTATAGTGATGACGGGTCATTTATAACCGATTTTTTTCCAACGATGAATATTGAGTTTACAAGTAGTAACATTATTTATTATCAAAATGTAATTAAAGTTTTCGCGACTAAAAAATTACAACAATATACAAATGGTGTTTTTGATAGTACAAGTTTTAAAACAACAATTGATTCTATTTTAACAACTTTTGACAGTGAATTATCTAGTTTATTTAATCAAACATTCATACAAATATCAAAAAGTTTACCATCCGTACAAAAAATAAATCCTTATAGTACGCAACAATCGAATATTGATGGTTTACAATCAAAAGTTGAGAAATATGAGAAATTTAAGGCAATGAATGACACTTGGATTGCTGGACATAATTATAATTCTGAAACTTTATTTGAAGATTTTTTATTTTTAGATAGAGCAAACAGAGATATTGGGGATAAAATTTATGTTGATGTTTTTAAAGTTAAAGATTTATTAAAAACAATTGATGGTCCTGTTAATGCGATAATAGATAGTATTTTAATTCAACACCATTTTACGCCTTTTATTATTCCTGGTTACATAAATTTTTATGGTATTAATGACCCGTCTATTGACTGTGAACCACCAAGTGGTGAACCAGTTAGTTTTGCGAATTCTCTTTTTGGTACTTTTACAAATGTTGATTATCAACAAACAAAAACTAAATATGTTTGTATGTATGTTGACCAAGCGTCAAAACAATTGGAAAATCCTGATACCGCAAATGGTTATAATAATGACGGTTTTGATTTAAAAAGAGCTGCTCAACAACCATTGGTTGATAGTTCAACAGGTAATAAGGTTTGTGGTTTATCTAATAAAGTAGTAGGATTTTCGGTTGACTTTGGTCTTCAAAATCAAAGTATATTTAAAAATGTTTCAGTATCACAAGATTTAGGTAAACCAACAAGTGAATCGTTATATCGAGAATTTGAAATGGCTAATTTAGCGAATGGAACAACAACATCGACACAAAACGTATCATTATATAATTTATATAAATTAAGAAGTTATGAAGCGTCAGTTAATTCGTTTGGTAATGTTATGATACAACCAAGTATGTATTTTATATTAAGAAATATGCCTTTATTTGGTGGTACGTATTTAATTACAAGTGTTTCACACTCAATAAGTAGTGGTAATTTTGAGACAACATTTACTGGCACAAGAATGAGTGTATTTACTTTACCGACTGTTGACCAATTGTTACAAACAATTAAAAGAGAACTTTTACAAAATATAGTACAACAGAGTAAAACATCTCAAAATACTATTAGCCCATTGCCTAATAGAACACAAACTGAAATTTCGGCAATAGCTATTGAAAATATTAATAATCAGGCCAACCCATCAACCGCTAATTGTGAACCTTCAGGTGCAACATTTAGTGAATATGTGTTAACCTCAACAACAACAACAACACTAACTTATTCTGAAATAGTAGCTTATATTAATGAATATGTAAGTGATAATGAAAGAAAAAAATTAATTTATACTTTAATACTTTTAGAAAATGATAGCGGAACTGGATTAAAAGTTTATAATAATAATTTAGCCAATATACCTGTAAGTACTGATATTATTGGTGGAACTAATAAACAATATATTGTTGATAAATTATATATTTGTTTAGAGATTAATAGTGTAAGTCAACCTTATTTTGTTTTTAATACTCCTGAAAATAGTGTAAAATTATTAAATTCTAGATTTGGTAGGTTATTTAAAAATGAAGTTTTAAACTTTGCAAATTCTGTGGAATACGCAAAAGAATTTGCTAAATGTTATTTAAAATATTTCCCATATCAGACTGACATTGATTATGACAAATTTAAAGAAACTAATAAAACTGAATTGGATAAATTACAAGACACTATTAAGAAGTATTTTGACACAGAATTGAACTCTTTATAACAGAGATATATTTATAATAAAAAACAATTATGGGCACTAAAGAAATTTTAGACAGATATCTTGGAAAAAGCACAAGAATAACTGAAACAGATAAAGGAAATGGTTTCAAAGAAGTTTGTGATTTAGATACTGGTGATTGTTATACAATCAGAATGAAAGATGGATTAATTGAAAGAGTTAATAATACTCTTCATACTAATAAAAAAATAAACGTAGAAACAACACAAGGTTTCAAACAATTATTAAACGGTTAAAATGGCAATATCACAAACAATTATAGAAGAGTTAAGAAGATATAATAAAATTAATAATTATATTTTAGAACAAGATGCGGGGACAACAATTCCGGCTCCTGGTGATGACCCATTAGCAACTCCTGAACCAGGTGCGGTACCACCACCACCTCCAGCGCCTGGTGGAGAGGCAGATGTTGCGGGTACAACACCTCCAGCGTCAACCGAACCTGAACCTATTGATGTTGAGAATGACCCTGATGTTGAAAAAGTTGGGGATGAAGGTTCTGAAGAAACAGGAACTGAAGAATTGGAAATTACTGATTTAGTAAAGTCACAACAAAATATTGAAACAAAACAAGAAGAATACTTTAATAATCTTTTTAATCAGTTAAATGGTTTAGAAAGTAAATTAAAAGATATGGAAGGTATTTTTACAAAATTAAATGATATTGAATCTAAGATTGAAAAATACAGAGAAAAAACTCCACAAGAAAAACTTGAATTGAGAAGTTTAGACTCAGGACCATACAATCAAAAATTATCGGATTTCTTTATAGATAAAGAACAAGATATGGAAAAATCAGGAAAAAATGAATATGTTTTAACAACTGATGAAGTTGAAAGTTATACACCATCAGAAATTAAAACTACATTTAACGATTTTGGAGAAGAGAATGGTTACAAACCTTTGAAATTCTAAATTTCGAATTTGACTATTACGGCTGACACACTTATACTTGAATATTAACTAATAAATTATACACACAAAATGGCGACAAATTCCCTAGATGCTGTACTCGCACAGTATGAAAAAGCGAAAAGTGGAGGTAACTCTGCAAACAAAATGTCTCAAGAAGACAGAATGAAAAAATATTTTGCAGCAATCTTGATGCAAAATGAGAACTCAGGACAGAAACGTCTTCGTATTCTACCTACACCTGACGGGTCATCACCCTTCAAAGAAGTATGGTACCACGAAGTACAAGTTGAGGGTAAATGGAATAAAATCTATGACCCAGGAAAGAACGACAACGAGCGTTCACCTTTGACTGAAATTCATGACGAATTAATGTCAACAGGTAAAGAGTCTGATAAAGAACTTGCAAAGGCGTATAAGCCACGTAAATTCTATATCGTTAAAGTGGTTGACCGTGATAACGAAGCTGACGGAGTTAAGTTTTGGCGTTTTAAACACAATTACAAGAACGAAGGTATCCTTGATAAAATTATTCCGATTTGGAAAGCTAAAGGTGATATCACAGACCCTGTTAATGGTCGTGACCTTATCATAGAATTGACAAAGGCGAAGACACCAAAAGGTGCTACTTACACGGTTATTCAGACTGTTATGCATGATGACCCAACACCTGTTCACGCAGATGCTGAAACGGCTAAGGCTTGGACTGAAGACCCACTTACTTGGATGGATGTTTACTCTAAGAAACCTGTTGAGTATTTGGAAGCAATTGCTCGTGGAGAAACTCCAAGATGGTCATCTGATTTAGGTAAATACGTTTATGGTGATAGTTCATCTGACGAAGGTACTATCGGTGGGGCATATGTTGACCCACAGGCAGAAGCAGAACCAGATGGTGATTTACCATTTTAATTTATAAAAGGTTGGACACTAACATACACAAAGTGTCCAACCTTTGCTATTTTTAAACAACAAACAAATTAAATCATAGACATTTATGGCAATAAAGAAAAAAGAATTTTCATTAGATGCAATCAAAGACAAATATTCAACCAAGACAAAATATAAAGAAACAGACTTTTATGAGGTCGGTGAAGCTTTCCATAATAGTTGCGGTTTACCTGGTCCTGCTTTGGGTAACATCAACATGTTCTTGGGTCACTCGAACTCTTCAAAAACGACCGCGCTTGTCAAAGCCGCTGTGTCTGTACAGAAGAAGGGGCATTTGCCTGTTTTTATTATCACCGAGAAAAAATGGAGTTGGGACCATGCAGTAGAACTTGGTCTTGAAGCTAAAATGGTTGATGGTGAATGGGATGGTCAATTCATCTTTAACGATAACTTTGACTACATTGAACAAGTTACAGATTACATTAACGAACTATTAGACGAACAAGAAAAAGGTAATATTCCTTATTCTCTTTGTTTCCTTTGGGATTCAGTTGGTTCAGTTCCTTGTAAGATGACATTTGACGGTAAAGGTGGTAAACAACATAACGCATCTGTATTAGCGGATAAGATTGGTATGGGTATTCAAGCTCGGATTACTAAATCTCGTAAAGAAGATTTCCCATATACAAACACAATGGTGGTAGTTAATCAACCTTGGGTTGAATTACCTGATAATCCATTTGGACAACCAACAATTAAAGCAAAAGGTGGTGAAGCCCTTTGGTTAGCATCAGCTCTTGTATTCTTGTTTGGTAATCAGAAAAATGCGGGTATTAATCACATTACTGCCACTAAAAATGGTAGAACGGTATCTTACGCTATCAGAACAAAAATTTCTGTCCTAAAGAACCATATTAACGGATTAGGATATAAAGATGGTAAGATTATCGCAACTGCTCAAGGATATATCGCTGACGATAAAGATGCTCTTGAAACATATAAGAAAGAGTATTCACAATATTGGAACGCAATCCTTACAGGGACAGGCGAAATAACTCTTGACGAGACTGAAGAAACTTTTACAAACGAACAATTTTAATTTTAGTTCGTGAAAAAAACACTACTTGTTGACGGAAACAATCTGATGAAAATTGGGTTTCATGGTGTGAAGGATTACTTCCACAATGGAGAACACATTGGAGCTTTGTATCATTTTATGAATACTTTACGTAAATTCATAAATGAACAAAACTTTGACAAGGTAGTAGTATTATGGGATGGTGAAGATTCCACGAGTTTACGTGGAATTCTTTATCCCAAATACAAACAAAACCGACGATTGGTTATGGAGGACGCAATCTTTATGTCCTACTTAAAACAAAAAAATCGTATCAAACAATATTTGGAAGAAGTCTATATAAGACAATTAGAGATTAGTGGTAGAGAAGCCGACGATTTAATTGCTTATTATTGTCAAGTATCTGAAAATGAAGATAAACTTATTTTTTCATCAGACAGAGATTTAACACAACTTATTTCCGAAAACGTGTCCATATACTCACCATCAGTTAAAGCTACGTTTAAACACGGAGATAGAATTAAATTTGATGACTTTGAGTTCCCACACTATAACGTAAAAACTTTAAAGATATTAACTGGTGATAAATCAGATAATATTGAAGGTATCTATCTTTTGGGTGAAAAAACTTTAGTTAAATTTTTTCCTGAGATACTTGAAAAAGAAGTTTCTTATAACGATATTTTAACAAGAGCTGAAGATTTGTTAAAAGAACAAAAAGACAATCAAACTCTAAAGAATCTTTTAACAGGTAAAACAAAATCAGGTATTTTTGAAAAAGAATTTTTCCAAGTTAATGAACAGATTGTTGACTTATCTAATCCTTTATTGAGGGATGAAGACAAAGAAGAAATACTATCAATTGTTACCGAAAAATTAGATATTGAAGGTAGAAGTTACAAGAACTTAATTAAGTATATGGTTCAAGACGGGTTGTTTAAATACCTACCAAAGGGTGACGACTCATGGACATACTTCATCCAACCATTCATGAAGTTAACAAGAAAAGAAAAAACAAAAACAAACAAAAAATAACATAAATTATGAAAGAACAAGACATTACCAAACTGGAATTCTTGATGACGGTAAACAACAATTTTATCGTACAACGTTTTTTTAACGTTAAGGGGTATAGCCCAAAGGCTCACAACTCGGCTGAGTTGATTGATTTGATGGATGGTTTCATTTCAGAATTGAAAGAAAATTTCAAGATGAAAACTGTAAACTACATGTTGGACAATCAATATCAGATTAGTGAAGACCCTGAGGTATTGAACACATCATTCACTGATGGACCTGAGTCGTTTAACATCTATATCAAAAATGGTGATACGACAATGTGTCATTATACGTTTGATGCTAAACTTTATCCACCGAAGGTGAGATACACCGTAGACATACGCCCGTTCCTAAAAGGTATCCTTTTTGGTCTTACTGACGTGTTGTCATCTAGAAATTTAACACACGAATACATGGGTTATCAGCTGGCTCGTTGATATTTATTCTAAAAACAAACATAATATGGCTGACAAAAATTTTGACTATTTGGGAGAGACCTTCCAATTACAACTTCTTAATCAAATGATACTTGATAAGGATTTTTCACACTCAATTATTGAGGTGATAGAATCTACTTATTTTGAAAACAAATACTTTAGATTATTTGTTCAGATGGTAAAAGAATACTATTCAAAGTTTGAACACAGTCCTAGTTTTGAGACAATTCAACAAAAAGCTAAGAGTGAAATTAGTCAGGAGTTATTATTAAAGATAACTCTTGACACTATTTCTGATATACAGAATGTTACCGAAGAGGGTACTCAGTTTGTTCAGGAAAAGGCTTTGAAGTTTTGTAAACAACAAGAACTTCAAAAAGTTATGGATAAAGCTAAGAAAATCATTGACCACGGTGAGTTTGAAAACTACGATACCTTGGAAGAAATGGTTAGAGGAGCTTTACAGGTTGGAAACGTGGATAGAGGAACGGGAGATGTGTTTCAAGACTTAGATGAGGTATTAGCGGATGATTATAGACATCCAATCCCTATGGGAATACCGGGTATTGACAATCTTTTGAAAGGTGGTTTGGCAAAAGGAGAAATTGGTGTTATATTAGCACCCACTGGTGTTGGTAAATCAACACTGACCACAAAGATTGCTAATCACGCTTTTAATTTAGGGTTTAATGTTTTACAAATCTTCTTTGAGGATAACTATAAAATCATTCAGAGAAAACATTTTACGTGTTGGACGGGTATAGCACCTGACGAACTTGGTAATCATAAAGAAAAGGTTATGGCTAAAATCGCTGAGATTAAAGAAACCATGCCAAACAAGTTGATTATGAAAAAGTTACCTTCGGATACATTAACGATGAATCAGATTAAAAATCAGATTAGAAAGATGATTGCTGACGGGACAAGGATTGATGTTGTTATTTTGGATTATATTGATTGTGTAACACCTGAAAAGATGATGGACGATGAATGGAAATCTGAAGGTTCAGTTATGAGAGCATTTGAGTCAATGTGTCATGAATTGGATATTGCCGGTTGGACGGCAACACAGGGTAATAGAAGTTCTATTTCATCTGATGTGGTTACAACTGACCAAATGGGTGGTTCTATTAAGAAAGCTCAGGTAGGACACGTTATCATCACGGTAGCCAAGTCACTACAACAAAAAGAATTAAATCTTGCGACGATTGCTATCACAAAGTCAAGAATTGGTAAAGACGGGGTGGTATTTGAAAACTGTAAGTTCAATAACGAAATGTTAGAAATTGATACAGAAAGTACTACAACATTCTTAGGACTTGAAGAACAGAAGGAAGAAAGAAATAGAAGTAGAATTAAAGAAATTATGGAGAAAAGAAAACAAACAACAGTATAATTATTAAAACAATATGGAACAAAAAATGGAAAAAATTTTAGTAGAAAATCCAAATCGTTTTGTAATATTCCCAATCAAGTACAACGATATTTGGGAATATTATAAGATGCATCAAGCTGCGTTTTGGACGGCAGAAGAAATAGATTTAAGTGGTGACCTACGTGATTGGGAAAACTTATCAGAGAATGAACAGTATTTTGTAAAAAATATTTTATCGTTTTTCGCAGCATCAGATGGTATTGTAAATGAAAACTTGGCTGAGAATTTCTACAGAGAAGTACAATATCCTGAGGCAAAATTCTTTTACGGAATTCAGTTAGCAATGGAAAACATCCATAGTCTAATGTACTCACTTCTTATTGATACTTACGTGTCAAATGAAGATGAGAAGAACAAATGTTTTACTGCTTTAGATAACCTACCTGCAGTTCAGAAGAAGGCTAAATGGGCTTTGGATTGGATTGAAAATGCGTCGTTCCAAGAAAGATTGGTTGCGTTTGCTGCGGTAGAAGGTATCTTCTTTTCAGGTTCATTCTGTTCTATCTTTTGGTTGAAATCAAGAGGTATTATGCAAGGATTGTGTAATGCTAACGCTTTGATTTTCAAAGATGAAAACCTACACTGTGACTTTGCAATTCACTTATTAAACAATCACATTGAAAACAAACCGAGTGAAAAAAGAATTAAAGAAATTCTATTGTCAGCATTAGAGATTGAAAAAGAGTTCATTACTGAATCTCTACCAGTTTCACTTATTGGTATGAATTCAAATTTAATGAAACAATATCTTGAGTTTGTGGTTGATGGATTATTAGTAAAATTTGGATGTAAAAAACAATTTAATGTTGAACAACCGTTCAAATTTATGGAACAAATCGCAGTTGAAACAAAAGGTAATTTCTTTGAGTCAAGAACTGTTGAATACCAAAAGGCTAAATTAAATGAAACTTTGTCCTTTACTGACGATTTCTAATTTATTACTTATATAGAACTATGATGTCACTTAAAATTAAAAAAAGAAGTGGAGATGATTCGTCATTTAATCCACAGAAAATTTATAACCGTATCAAAAGAGCTTCAAAGGGGTTGAGTGTCAACTCCGATGAAATCTTTATTAAGGTTATCACTTCAGTACCAACTGAAGGTATTATTACAACAAAAGAATTAGATAAGTTAATCTATGAAATTGCTGCGGCATTTACAGGTAGTCATCACGATTACTCAAGATTAGCTTCGTCAGTTGCTATTTCATCTTACCATAAGGAAACTGACCCAAGTTTTTCAAACACAATGCATTTGTTACATGGTGAAGGTATCATCAATGAAAAATTAATGGAGACTATTGAAAAATACGGACCTTCTAACATTGATGAAGTTATCAATCACGATAATGATTATAACTTTGATTATTTTGCTTGGAGGTCACTTGCTGAAATGTATCTTTTAAAATTGTCGGAAGGTAAAGTAGTTGAACGTCCACAACATATGTATATGAGAGTTGCTCTTTGGGTGACTAACACATTTGAGGAGGCGGTTGAGTATTACCAAGCGTTATCAACACAAAGAATATCTCCGGCAACACCAATCATGATTAATGCTGGTACTAAAACACCACAACTTGCTTCTTGTGTTCTTCATTATAATGATTCGGATTCAAGAGAAGGTTTGTTAAATACCATGAGAGATATCTCAACCTACTCATCTGACGCTGCGGGTATCGGATTATCAATGTCTAACATTCGTAGTAAGGAGAGTCGTATTTCATCTTCAGGTGGATATGCTGGTGGATTATTAAAGTATTTGAAGATTGTTAACGAGTCACTTCGTTTCTTTAATCAACAAGGACGTAGACCTGGTTCGGCAGCGATTTACTTGGAACCTTGGCATAAAGATATCTTTGACTTATTGGAAATTAAAAAGAACACAGGAGCTGAGGAATTAAGAGCTCGTGATTTGTTTACAGCACTTTGGATTCCTGACAACTTTATGAACGCAGTTAAGAACAACAACGATTGGTATTTGTTTTGTCCTAACGATATTATTAAGGCGGGTATCAAACCATTACAAGAAAGTTACGGTGATGAATATGAAGAAAATTATAAATTAGCCGTAAGTATGGGTCTTGGTAAGAAAGTTAAGGCTCAGGAAATTTGGAATAAGATTATTGAATCACAAGTTGAAACAGGGGTTCCATACTTATGTTCTAAAGATAGTGCTAATAGAAAGACAAACCATCAGAACATTGGTGTAATCAAACAATCAAATCTTTGTAATGAGATTTACCAGTATACTGACGAGAAAACTACAGCAATCTGTACTCTTTCATCTATGGTGTTAAAGAACTATGTAAAAGATGGTGAGTTTGATTTTAAAGGGTTGTATGATGAAACCCGTAAGGTTGTTAGAGCATTAAATAAAGTAGTTAACATTAATAGTTATTCAACTGAAAAAGGTCATAAGGGTGGATTAGACCAAAGAGCAATTGCTATTGGAACTCAAGGACTTGCGGATGTATTCTATTTGATGGATTACATCTTCACATCTGAAGAGGCTCGTAAATTAAATAAAGAGATTTTTGAAACAATCTATTTCGCAGCAATCACTGAAAGTAACAGATTGTGTATAGATGGTAAGTATGAACCATACACTCACTTTGAAGGGTCACCAATGTCACAAGGGGTATTCCAATTTGATATGTGGGGATTGAAAGAAGATGAGTTATCAGGAAGATGGCCTTGGGGGACACTAAAAGAAAATGTTAGTAAATACGGAGTTTGTAACTCATTATTTACGGCTCAAATGCCTGTAGCGTCTTCAGCTAAGATTACAGGGTCATATGAAATGACAGAACCTGCTCATTCAGCAATTTTCAACAGACGTGTAATTGGTGGTGAGATTATGATTGTTAACAAGTATTTGATTAGTGATTTTGAGAAGATTGGAATTTGGTCTGAGGACTTAAAGAATGAAATCATTATGAATGAAGGTTCAATTCAAGGAATTAACTTCTTGAATTATTTGGACCCTGAAGATAAAAGATATAACTTTAAAGTTAAGAGAATTGAAAGACTGATTGAAAAGTATAAAACAATTTGGGAAATCTCACAAAAGGCATTGATTGAAATGGCGGCTGACAGAGCACCGTTCATTGACCAATCACAATCAATGAATATCTATATGTCAAACCCAACATTGTCAAAGATTTCATCATCACATTTTTATGGATGGGAAAAAGGATTGAAAACACTTTGTTATTACGTTAGAACAAGAGCAATCTCAACGGGAGCTAAACACTTGGCTATGGACGTATCAAAAATTAACAAACCAAAACCAACACCTGAACCACCAAAGGTTGATTACAGTTATATGAATCTACCTGACAAACCTGAAAATAGTGAATTTGATTGTTTTGGTTGTTCTTCTTAAAAAAATCCGATGTGTTATCCCGAGCTAGGTCGGGATTTTTAATTTCATACTATTTATGAAATATGGGTAATGGTGTAACATACGGTATTAATTTTCCTTTTGGTGATTCCTTAACTGGAAAATATCTTAATTTATCTGAAACTACTAGTGATGAGATTAAAAATAATTTAATACATTTATTATTAACTCGAAAAGGTAGTAGATATTTTTTACCTGATTTTGGTACAAGATTGTATGAATATATTTTTGAACCATTAGATGGACCAACATTTAATGATATTGAATCGGAGATTAAAGATTCTGTGGAGACATATATACCTAACTTATTGATAACATCAATAAGGGTTACCGCTCTTTCATCAGAAGAAGCCGGACCATATGTTACAACAGAAGGAAATGTTGTAAATACACAATTAACAATACCAGGATTAGCAACTAAAGAATATACTGCTAAAGTAAGAATTGATTATCAAATAACAAATGATGTCTTTAACTCAAGTAGTTTTGTAATAATTAATATATAATATGGCAAACAAACAAATATCATACACAACAAGGGACTTTCAAAATATAAGACAAGAGTTAGTAAATTTTGTTAAAGCTTACTATCCTGAGTTAATTCAAAATGTTAATGATGCAGCGGTTTTCTCAGTATTTTTAGACCTTAATGCTGCAGTTACGGATAATTTACATTATCATATTGATAGAGGTATACAAGAAACTGTTTTACAATATGCTCAACAGAGTTCATCAATATATAACATTGCGAGAACATATGGACTTAAAATACCTGGACAAAGACCGTCAGTTGCTTTAGTTGATTTTTCAATTGTAGTTCCTGTTGAGGGAGATAAAGAAAATATTAAATATTGTGGAATATTAAGAAGAGGTTCACAAGTATACGGAGCTGGACAAGTGTTTGAAACTGCAAATGATATAGATTTCTCAAAGGAAACAAATAGTGAAGGTTTTAGAAATAGAACTAAAACACCAATTCAAAACGCAAATGGTACAACAATAAATTATAGAATTACTAAAAGAGAACCCGTAGTTAATGGTATTACTAAAGTATTTAGAAAAACAATTACTACCTCTGAGTCAAGACCATTTTTAGAATTATTTTTACCTGAAAAAAATGTTTTAGGTGTTACAAGTGTTTTATTAAAAGATGGACTAAACTATAATAATGTTCCGTCTGTTGAAGAATTTTTAGGATTAAATAATAGGTGGTATGAGGTTGACGCTTTAGCACAAGATAGGATATTTGTAGAAGACCCGACAGGTTCACAAAGTGCGGCTGGAAAAAAAGTTGGCAGATATCTTCAAACAAGTGATAAATTTATAACTGAATACACACCTCAAGGATTTTTAAAAATGACATTTGGTGGGGGAAGTCAGTCAACAGATGAACTATTAAGAGAATTTGCTAGAAATGGTACACCTTTAGATTTATCCAAATACTCGAACAATTTATCTTTAGGTTCAACAATCACACCAAATACAACATTATTTGTTCAATATAGAATTGGTGGTGGATTGGGGACTAATTTAGGTACAGGGGTTATCAACCAAATTGGTACGATAAATTTTGCGGTTAATGGGCCAAATCAATCAATTAATAGTTCGGTTATTAATAGTATGTCTTGTACCAATGTTACCGCAGCTGTTGGAGGTGCTAATGTACCAACAATTGAAGAGGTTAGAAATTTAATTGGATTTAATTTCTCTTCTCAAAATAGAGCGGTAACAATTAATGATTATAACTCAATTTTGAGAAAAATGCCGTCTCAGTTTGGAGCACCGGCTAAAGTTGCAATAACTGAAGAGGATAATAAAATTAAAGTTAAAATGTTAACGTTTGATGACGAAGGTAAATTAGATTCAAATTTAACAAGTAGTTTAAAAACAAATGTGTCAAATTATCTCTCAAATTATCGAATGATTAATGATTATATTTCAGTTGAAAGTGCTGAGGTTATTGATTTAAAAATTGATATTAGTGTAGTATTAGACTCAACACAAAATCAAGGAGCTGTTGTTACAAATATAATTAACACTGTGGATACTTTTTTTAGTCCTTTAAACAGGAACATGGGTGAAAATGTTTATATGTCAGAATTAAAAAGATTAATACAATCATTAAATGGTGTTTTATCTATTAGTGAGCTAAATGTATTTAATTTAGTTGGAGGTTTATATTCCTCAAATCAAACATCTCAACCGTATAGTGATAGTGCTACAAAACAAATTGGATTGATTAATGAAACATTATTTGCAACACCATCACAAATTTATCAAATTAGATTCCCAAATAAGGACATTACTGTGAGTACTTTAAATTTAGGTACTGTTAATTTCTCTTAACTTTCGAACATAATTTACTATTTTGAAAATAGTAGCTAAACTATTTATTAAAAAAGTAAAATGCCGAAGTCATATAGAATACGTACCCAATTAGGTATTAATCAAAATATCCCTGTTAAGATACCTATAGTTTTAGAACAAAATTTTGATACTTTAGAAATTTTGTCTTTGGCTATTCGTCCTGATGACATCTACATTAGAAGTTGTTCGGATTATGGTGTTGTTTGTGGTAGAATATTCTGTAATAATGGTTTTGGTATTCCTAATGCGAGAGTTTCAGTATTTGTTCCAATCGAGGACATAGATACACAAAATGACTATATTGCATCATTATATCCTTACACAAGTTTTACAGATATTAATGAGGATGGATATAGATATAATCTTTTACCTTACACTCAGTCGCACTCAGGTCACGTACCTGTAGGAACTTTTCCTGAACGTTTAGATGTTTTAACAGATAAACCACTTATTCAGGTTTATGAAAAATATTACAAGTTTACAGTTAAAACAAATGAGTCGGGTGACTACATGATTTTTGGAGTTCCAGTGGGTCAACAAACTTTATTTATGCAAGTTGACCTTTCAGATATTGGTGAGTTTTCATTAACTCCTCAGGATTTGATAAGAATGGGATTGGCAACTGAAGATACTGTTAATGGTTCAAAATTTAAAACATCAACAAATTATGCTGAGTTACCACAAATTATAACAAGTCAAAAGACTGTTCAGATTGAACCATTCTTTGGTGAATTTGAGATTTGTAATTATAACATTGCAAGAGTTGATTTTGATTTAACTTCTGAAGCTAATGTTAAACTTGAACCTACTGCGGTTTTTATGGGTTCAATAATATCTACTGACGACACACAAAAAGTTGGTAAAAACTTTAAATTTTTAAATCAAACACAATCGGCATGTAAAGTTAAAAGGACTGCTGGTGAATTATGTACCATGACCACAGGTCCGGGTCAGATAGTGGCTTTGAGACAAACAATCTTCAATGATAAGGATGGTAGACCAATTTTAGAACAAGCTCAATTAGATAATGATGGTAAAGTTATTGACGAAAATGGTGTATGGGTATTAGAAGTACCTATGAACTTAGATTATGTATATACCGATGAGAATGGGGTTAAAAAAATAAGTAATGACCCTAAATTGGGAGTACCTACAAGAGGTAAATATAGATTTAAAGTTAAGTGGTCTCAATCACCTGCTTTAAGTGACCCAACTAAAAGAGCGTATTTTTTAATACCAAACATTAAAGAAAGAGGATGGGAAGACCCATTTACTGACCCAATATTAACCCCATTTGGTACATTTGAAGCTACTGACCCTAGTACTACATTACCTGATGGTGATTTAGTTACTTTAAATCTCCCCGTGACCCAAGGACAAATTATTAGAATTAAAACAGTTCAGAATGTTAAAGATTTGACAATTACTGACCCTAATGGTAATCCTTATCTTAGTCAAGTATTTAGAGAACCTGGAACATATATTTTGCAATTTTATAGAGAAGACCCTGCGGCTCAATATCTCTTCACATTTTATAATATTCCTTTTGATAGGTTTATGTTGGAAGGTTCTTATGCTTTCAGTTTAGATTGGAATGATTATGCGGTACCTGATGAGGCAATTAATTGTAGAGATACATTTTATGATATGTCGTATAATAAAGTTTATACAACAACTCAGTTTATTGATAGGTATCAGGGTAGTCGATTTGCTTGGAATACTGTTGGTGTTAAAAAAATTACTGATACAAGTTGTCAGGGGGATTATAACACATTTCCAACTAATGACGCTTTCTATAGGTTTGATTTTATTTATTTAGTAATATCATTTTTCTTAAATGTATTTAAGTTTCTATCTCTACCGATTTTATTTATTATACATGTTCTTGCGTGGTTAATGACAACTGGTTTACCATTGTTATTTCTTTTCTTAATTGCGTACTTGACTGTTCAAGCTGCTCAAGACGCTAGTGCGGCGATTTCTTTTTACTCTAATGTTGTAACTGTGGGAGTTGGTCTTGGTGCGGTTACAGTATTTAACTGGGGAATTCTTGCTCTTGCGATTTTGTACACCATATACGTAGCAATATATATAGGTTTAGCGGTTTTATTGACGACCCAATTAGATAAAATTAAAGAGATTGGAAATAAATTGAAAAATTTTACTCTACCATTAGTTTTATATACCGATGATGGATGTGAACGATGTAAGTGTAATTCATCAACATCTATTGACACTGAAATGGATGGTTCATTAGGTTCGTTCCCACAACCACCTGGTGACCCTCAAACATCTTTTTTAATTAATTCAACAGCGACTGTGACATATAATGGAATAGCTGCAAATCAAATAAATAATTACGCTCAAGTATTCGGAGGTTCTTTAGATGTTAATATAAAAAGATTCCCAATCCAAGAAACGTATTATAATAGTGATGAAGGAGAATTAACTCTTACGGGTGAATTTTATACAACAACTGTATTACCGACTTCTGAGTTATATAACTTATTTAATACTAAATCAAAATATTTTAATAACGTTCCTGGTTTTGGTGATGGTTTCGAACTCGGTTGGAACCAAATAAAAGTTAAATGGTTTCCCACTGAAAATCCGGCACCTACTGCTCACCACTTAGATAATATTATGGTTTTAGTCTTAGATAAATCAGCGCCTGATTATACATTAGGTCAATTATTATCATTTCAAGACGATGAGTTAAGTGGAGATGCAAATAAAAATGTAACAACTGGTACAACTATTTTTCCGGCATCAATAAATGTAAATTATGCTAACCCTGATTTTCTGTCAAATAACGGGTCTAATTTAAACACAACATATATTGTACCTGTTTTATCTTCAACAACATCTGTTTCTGGAACAAGTTCTTTTGCTTCGGATGTTGAATACTTCCAAGTTATCACAGGAATGACTATTGGACAATACGAATCATTAGCAAATCCAAATCCTGACGTATTAAGTTTTGGTGTTAGATATCTCCAAAGAATTACTCCGTCAATCGGTCAAAGTGTACTTAAAATTCCAATGATTAGGACATTAGGTGGAAATAACGCTAGTAACGTAGTTTATGGTAATGATTCAACAGACATTTATTTAACTAATTATATTACTGATTATGATGAATATAAAATAGTTTTATTACAACGTGGTATAGATGCTCATTCACCTAGAATCCCTCAACAGATTGATTTATCTCGAATATTTGGATTTCCTACATATAATAGTGGTTTAGTTATTAGTGGAGAATTTAAAATGAATTATCCTATTACAGGAACAATTTATTCAGAAAGACATGATAACACATTAAATAATACTTCAAACTTATTTAAACCAAGTTATGCTTTTACCTATACTCAGAATGACTATATTACTACTGGAAATACTACATTACCATCATATTATTCATCGGTAGACTCTAATTTGTTTAATACGTTAAATGGCGGATTAACTTATAATGGTAATAATATAAATAATCCTTGGGATTTTATTAACCCCACCGACACTACAATTAATTATGTTGGCACAAATATTTTAAATGATATTACTGTTCCTAACGGAGAGGTTTTGACAGTTAATTCTTCAAATGTATGTAACGAACCTTCAGTAACCACATCATCACCAAATTCATTTAATCCCCCATCTTATCATGTAAATTCACTTACAAAAATATTCACAAATCCTCAAACTATATATACCCTATATTTAAATGCTCTTGGGTCGTTTTCATTTTACACTAAACAAGTTGATAATCGATGTACATCTAACCGTAATGTTTTAGGGTACCAAGGTAATGAAGTTGTTGATGGAGCGTCGTTCATGAGAAGTAATTTTTCATTTAATGGGGAAACAGGAATTTTTTGGGATGTGCCTGTTTTTAATACTATGCCAAAATTTACTGATGGTTCAGGCGCTTTAGGTTCTGCCATTCAAGACTCAAATTATCAGGCCCCATATAATGGTAACCCAAAATTTTTCTCAACACAATATTCGACAGGAATGACTACTTCTTTAAGTAATGATTCAAATATTGTATTTAGGTCTGATAGGTTACCTACCTCAACAACTATACAAACTGCTAGAATTAATAGTTTCCTATTACATCAAAATAGTCAATTTGCTATTTTTAAAGTTAGTGATGAAGGAGCGTCGGAACAAGTTATTACTATTGATACTACACCTCAAACAAATAACGAAAATTCACAAATTTTTACACCACCAAGTTACGCTGCGGTACTTGAAAGTTTAAGTAATTGTAGTGAAGCCGTTCCGTTACCTTGTTATGGTCTTAATTCTCAAAATCAACCAATTATATTACCTAATTGTGTTGAGGATTATATTGACCCATCTGATTCTAAAAAATACTTTTTAAAGGGTTATGGATGTTATAATTTTGTGTCAAAACCAATAACTACTTTAGGTAAAGATATTAAAAATATTGTTGAGTTATTCACAAGAATTAATTTGAATTTAGCATTATGTTTTGACATTACGTCACATAACTTTACTAATCAATATGTTAATGGTACACTATACGCTTACCCATTCCAAAACCAAAGAATATTTGATTTAAATAATAACCCATCAAGTTTATATTGTACGGATTTAATTTATTTACATGACCAAACAAGTAATTTTTACTACAGAAGTAGTCCATTCCAAACACCTGACCAAACTAATCCTGAGACAGGAAGTTTTATTGGTAAGAAGAATAATAGAGGAAATGCTACTGGTACAGGTAATGATAAATTTTTAGGTTCACCGACAACATTATTGGATTTAGGACCAAAATCGGATTTTATACAAGAGTTAGTGTATAATGATGATTATGATGGGTATATTGTTGATAAAGTTAAATCAACATCATTCCAAGCAATTAGTGATATATTAAATTTATTTATATTAAGTAGATTAATTAACACTTCATTTAATGAACAAATTACACCTAATACTGAAAGTGGGGATGAAGGTAGTAATGACCCATCGGTTAAGGCATTATTTTCAAACTCAAGATGGAATAATAACGGAGCGACTTTCGTACCTGGATATGTTGATGGTGATTACTCACAAATGATTGCTATAAATTCACAATTTGGTATAACTGAATTTTCACCTGAATCGTATAGTTCTGATTCGGTATACATTGGTCAAAATACTGTATCTCTTGGTGGTGGTGCATCAATTGGTTTTCCTCTATTTGGTTTGTTACTTACAGGTAATACCCAAGATAGAGATTATATCTCACCAAGAAGAACTATATGGAATAGCGGAGGAACATTAACAAATAATCAACAATTAATTGATTGTTGGTTTACTAATATTACAACTAATTCTCAGGAAGTTCCATTTTATCAATGGTCATTGGATTATCTTAGTCAGACACCTCAAAATATATTTGGTAGTCAGTCAAACAATTATTACACAAATGACAATTCGTTTTTCTCTTACAAATACCAAAGTTTAGATAGATTAAATCCGGCGTCACAATATTTCCAAAATGACCAAGCTGATGGTTATTACATCAGAGGTACTCAAATTAATTTTGATAACAACGGAGTACCAACCGAGTCAATACCACAAAACTTTGAACAAACGTTTTTGGTTGGAGCACCATTCTATTTCTATTTTGGGTTGAAAAAAGGTGCAAGTGCAATGGATGTGTTCATAACAAAATATATTAATACTGAAGTAAATGTCTGATTTAGGTAATACTCGATATATTAAAGGTTCTTTAAGATTTAAAGGAGCAACTGATGAAGATATCAGTTTACAAATCCCTATTGAAAATACTATTAAAGAACTTGAAGAATATTCAAGAAATACAAATTTAAATTTAGCTCAATTATTTGACACTGAAAGACAAGCTTCAACAATTTTTGTTCCTACTTGTAAATTTAATATGGTTTTTGAAAATGCCTATGAAGGTGTTGCTGGTAAGTTGGTTAACAACCAAAATTATCCATATCCACCATTTAATAATAATTTGTATTATTCTAAGGCTTTAGAAGATAAACAAAGTCAGATTGGATATGACTGTACCGAACCAATTGCTTGGAGAGGATATCCTCAGTACGATGAATTTAAATTTATTAGAACTGATTACGGAATACCGGGTTGGACAATCGGAGCAAACAAACATATTAAATTTCAGGCAAGTGAAACTACATTTTATAATTGGTATTTTCATTTAACGTACGCTTTTAGTTCTACAACGGCAACAACGATGCAGTACCAAACAGGTACAACAACAACAAATAGTTGGACTGCTGGTGATGGTATACCATTTATAATGAATAAAACAAATGATGGTGATGGGAAACCTATGTTGAGATTTGTATGTCCATGTCCACACGGATTAACCCCGGGTGAATATGTTTCGTTAAGTTTCCAAACAGGAGGTAATTGTAATAACATACAAGCGTTTGAAGTTTATAATTTAGGTAATGGTTTTGTCGACTCTGAACTTACAATTTTTGATGTATATGATGTTGGGTATTTGTGTAGTGTTTTTACAAATGATGTACAAGGTACATTTAAAAGAGTGTTAGATATTAACAATATTGAGGAAACAACCTCAAAGTATTATGTAAGATTACACAAGATATTAACACCATATCGACAAGCGATAATTAATAACTCAGGGTTTGAAAATAACGCTTTAAGAACCAATAAAAAGTTTGAATCCAAATCATTACAACCACCATATTTAAATAATCAAGGTAGAGTTTCGGTTAAAGAAGATAGTTTATCTTATAATGTTTCTTTCCAAGAATACCTTGATATAAAAGGAATGATTGATAATCAGAGAAGACCTATTTCAGAAATATTTGTTACAGTTATTAACAGAGGTTTTTTTGGTTGGTTTAACAAACCTAACGATTCAAGTAATGTTTCTTTAAGACAAGGTTGGGATTTTAATTTAGGTCCACAATTAAATAACTGGTGGTCAAGTCAATTTTCATTAACAAATGTTACAACTAACTTTTGGAATAATACTGGAACATTTGATAACTACGCACAAAACGCAACACCATTAGTTTCACAAAGAAACTTTTATTATAATGGAAATTTAAATACAGGTGATACAATTTACGGTGACTATTGTGAATGGAATGATTTTGACCAAAGAGAGAGGGTAATATCTGATTATTATCATAAGTTTACTTTTAATCCTGATAATTTTTCTATTGGCCCTGATATTCAAAACCCACTCGGATATTATTATAAGCCTCATCATAGTTTAACTATTAAAGAATATTCACCATATGTTGAACAGAGTGATGAAGATAATCCACAAAATTATAGAATTGAAAATTTCCCAAATTACGCATATTACTCAGTATATAATAATGATTTTAGGTGGAGAGATTTATACCCGTATGGTTTTATTGATGAAACTGATATTGGTGTTGATTATCCATTTATGAATGGTAGACATTATTTATATGATAATTTCTTTTTTAAAATAATACCTGAAGGTACTAATGTGTTTAACACTAGTAGTTCAGTTAACGACCCAATAATTGACGGATGTGAATAAGTATAAAATTTTAAATACAAATAAAAATTTTCAGTTGCAGGTTAACATCCCGACTACTTGGGACTATGCTAATCGTGGTGATTTGATTGATGACTACGAAACTATTGTTGCTAAAGAAATGGTTGGGGTTCCACAAAACTTTGAGATGGCGAGGTTCTCAAGAAAACCTACCTTAGATAGTAATAATGAGCTTAATACTTCAGTAACTTATAAATTTTATTTTGCTGATTATACGCAAAATACATTAACACCAAATGTATTAACACCGACTTGGTATAATAGTTATGAGTTAGCAAATACATTTACACCTGACGAACTTAAAAATAATACAAAATCAGTTCAAAAGTCTTTTTTCAAGGTTGACCTATATGACAGTAAAGATGCTAGAACACAAAAAAATTATCTTACTTTAATATTGAACGGTTCATTAAGTTTACCGACTGAAGTTGTTACCTCGTCAACAACTACAACTTATAATTGTAGTACATTACTAATACAAGTATCATCAAAAGTTAATAGTATTAGGTATACAGATTGTTGTAATAAAGAGACAAATATAAATGGCGGGGGTAATTTTTTTACTGGTCAATTGTGTGTTCTAAATAATTCAAATATTGTTTTTAATACAAGTTCAGGTACATTTACAATTCCTTCAGTTGCTGGTACATATTCTTCGTTTAATGGAGTTATTACATTTATAAGTGGGTGTACATGTATTGACAGTTCAGGAAATGAAACAAATATTACAACTACAACAACTATTAGTGATGTTGTACAATCTTTAGCACCAACTTTTGAATTAGACCATATTGGATTAAAAGAGTCATATTTTATTTATTGGTTTAAAGATTTTGATATTTTAAAACTTAATAAACTTTATATGAGAGTTAAGTTCTTTAATGGAAAAACTGGTGAATACACAACTTTTACAACCCGAAGACAAACTAGTATTAATCCAAATAATCCATTTAGAATTAATAACGATTATTTTTATCGTGAAGTCACTTTTGATTTTGTTAATTACTTATATGATGTAATTGGTTCAGGTAAAAGTTTACTGACATTAGATTGGTATGAATATATAAACCCACCAAAGAATAATGGTTAATGGATACTATTAGAATAAAAATATCACCTGAGTTTTTAAAGACTGACATTATTAGCGAAACTTATGATGGTAATACTTTTGGTGTATACTCAGGTCTTAGTCAAATGTTAAGTGGTGGAACAAATGGTTCTTCATTATTTACAGGATTAACAATACCGATTGTATTAAATCAAGATTATCATGATATAGGTTACTACTCAGTATTTGATGGTGATATTAGTCAACAAAATGTTAATGTTAATTTTCTTTTTAGTGCAACAACAGGGTCACCATGCACATATTATGTTTATAATACTACAGAAAGTACAATTAATTATTTACAAGACTCAACATATCAGGTTGATTGGGGTGATGGAACACCTGTTCAATCTATAACTAATTTTTCACCTGATTACATTAGTCATGTCTATTCACAGTGTGATTCAAATAACCCTCAAAACTTTGTTATTACTTTAACTCAATTTAATAGTTTTGGTGTACTAACAGTTCAAAAAACAGTGGAGGTACCATTTACAAATGTTGACATTTTAAACCCCTTAGGCACAGTTACTTTTGTTTCACAAGGAGGTAGTTGGAGTACCGCTCCGTCATCATATAATTTTACATGGACTGGTGACTCTAATCTCAACCTATACGAACAATCAACACCAGCTTATGTCTCAGTACCTTATGTTATTTCAGGGTCAACTCAGTCAAGAATAAGAGAATTGGCGTTATATGGTTCAAATCCATATCAGATTGGTGTTGAGATATCTATTCCAAACTGCTCAGGTTGTACAGGAACTGTTACAAACATACAAAATGGATATACGGCGTATACAATTAATAATATAGATTATTTAGATTTTTCAGGTGGTACTTCAGTATTTGTTGCATATTCTTCAGGATTAACTGAATCAATGTTACATTATAGTGCAATAACTAAAAATGAAGTTTTAATGAATGTTATTGATGATTTCCAAATTGAAACGACTGTTTTGATTGAGAGAGGGGTTAATAGTGGATTAGAGAATTTTAGAAGAATAGGTGAAGTAGGTACTGCACCAGGGTTAGTAAAATACGGATATGGTTTTTTCAACGTTGTTAAGAGTTAAAAAAAAATCATTATTACTATTTATAAAAATAAACATACATAAATAAAAATTTGTGGCAACAGGTAATTACGGAACAATAAGACTAGCGGATGTAAGTCCCGCAGATGTTGAAATAATAGTTCATTATACGGCATCACGCGACCAGACTGAAAATTTCACTCTTTTCACGATACCAAATTCAAATCTTACACCATATTTCAATAATACAAATACAGGTGGGGATGCAAACCAAATATTAGGAGGTTTGTATAATTTAAATTTACCTGCAAATCAATTTAATAATTTAGGGATTTATACATTGATTTTAAGACCCGCACAAATTAATACAGTAATTACTGATTGTGGTATTTTAAGTTCGTTACCTAATGTTAAAGGGATAGTTATTGATTTATCAAATGTGCCGTCAAATTTTTTAACAAATTTCGCAAATCAAGGATTGGTTGGATTTAGAGTTGAATATTACGACCCGACAGACAACACTAAAATTCCTAACTTTTATAGAATTATTACTTCTAATTTTTATTGTGAACCTGTTACTCAAAACTTAACAAACACACAAGACAAATCTATTAGATATATTTATTCTCAAGGTTCATCTAATTTAGTATTTTGTACATTGTCACCTTCATCCGCACCAACAAACAGACCAAATGCTATACCTAATATTGGACAACCAAATCAAAATATTGTAATTACAAATACATTTTTTAACCCAATATCTTTAGAAGTTGAAATTGTTGAACATGATATATCAACATTAGCAATTGCTCTTTATGGTAATCAAACTAAATCTATTGATGATGGAATTTATACTATCTACGATACTTCTAATAACATCTATAAACAATATAACTTATACGAAATTAGAGACCAATTAAATCAATTGTTGTATGAGGTTAGACAAGATAGAGGGGATGATATTGATAGAACTAAAAACTTTGAAACTATTATTGTTTAATGGCAACATATAAATGTCCACCACAAGGACCTACAGGCGCTAGTACATTTTCCGATAATATTGTCGGACTACAACTTGTGAAAGGTGGTGGATTAACTACTGCAACTTTTGACTTTACTATTGCAGTTGTTGAAAAGTCCAATCGAAGCTTTGATATTGGGACATTCTCGACACCTATATCATTAAATGACTTAGGTATTGATATAGGAAAATCATTTCAGGTTTTTCAAAACAATTTTAAGGTAATACCAAATTTTGATAGTACAAAAATTACCAATTTTACTGCTTATGGTTCTTTAACAAAAAGATTTGAATCGTCAATAGTTAATATTATTAATTATTTTCCAGCGGCTTTAGAAATAATTAATTTAAGAGAAGGTTATACAACAGGTAATACTGCTCAAAATATAACATTTTATTCAAACGAAAATGTTACAGAATTAGATTTACCAATAAGTGCTATAAGAAATCCTTTTGAAATTAATTTCACAGTAAATGCAACTAGTGACATTAATAGTTTACCATTTGAAATTTCACGATATAGGAATCTTAAAGAAACATTTCCGGCGTATGTTTTAATAGTAAACGGAAACCAATATCCGTTATCTTATTTATTCCCATCACAAAGCTTAACTGCCGGTACGTTAACAATACAGGTTGATGGAAATCCTTTTTCAGGTAACACAACATCAGTTGATACAATAGTTATTAGACCAAATGATGTTATTGTTAATGAAGTTTTTAATCTTAATTTAGATGAGGTCGATGAATTTCTTTTATATAGGTACGTCACTCCAATCTATACTGCTCAATTTCAAATACCAACTGAGGCGGATAATGGTAATATTTTTACAAGATATGAAAATGTTACTTGGACTTTAGATGGTTCATGGAATATAGATATAAGAACCGAAAACTTTTCGGCGTATATTGAAAAGTTAAATCAGATTGGTAATGAATTTGACAGTCAACAGACAGATTTATTATCAAGGTTTTATGTGACGGATGCTTTTCAGGAATTTGATACACCTGATAAAAAAGTTGAAAAAACTTTAAAAATATACGGAAGAAGTTTTGACGAAAGTAAAAAATACATAGACGCTCTTTCGTTCATGAATTCTGTTAATTACAATGTTGGGAATGATATTCCATCTAAATTATTACCAAATTTAGCGGAAACTATAGGATGGTCAACAAATATATCACCAATAACTAATGTTAATTACATTACTTCCGTATATGGAACAACTCAAAATGCTTTTCCAGGATACTCAACAAGTCAAACTATTGATGATTTAAATAGTCAATTTTACAGAAATTTAATTTTAAATTCTGCGTATTTGTATAAGTCAAAAGGTACAAGAAAGGCTATTGATTTCTTGATGAATTACATTGGTGCTCCTGAAGCATTAATAGAATTTAATGAGAATGTTTATGTTGCGGATAGTCCGATTAACATAGAAAGATTTAATGAGTTATTCCAACAAATTTCAGGTGGTGTATTTATACCTGAAACACCGTCATTTGACCCCTTAAATATATATAGTTTCCAAGGTAACCCATTTACTGCTTATACCTCAACGACAACAATAGAAACTGTGACAACTACGATTGATGATTACCCTATTGATAGTCAGGGATACCCAAGTCCAAGGGCAAATACGGAGAACATGTTTTTCCAAAAGGGAGAGGGATGGTTTGAACAGACTCCGGAACATAGGTCTCCTGAAGAATTAATAATAACTACTGATTCATTTACGGGTCAAAACTTAAATGTTCAAACGCAATTAGAACCATTTACATATGGTCAAAAATATTTAGAAACATTTAGAGATTTCCCTTTCTTAAATTACGGATTTTCACTTAAAAAAGTTAATGATAATAAAAAGAGTTGGAGTGACTTACAACCACCATTAAGAAAAAATACTGACAATTTATTTGATGCTTATTATACAGTTAGTGATGATAGATTAGTATTGAATGTTAAAAATGTTGATTTGTTTTTAAATCCTGCTCAAGCTTTAACTTATGATGTTTGGTATCTATCAAACACACAAAACTATCCAATACCATCATCAGGGTTATCTAATCCATATCCACAAGTTGGAGGGATAGATTGGACATTTATAAATCCTCAACCACAATATGAAACCTTCTTCGAGTTTTATAAAACTTTTTGGAGTAACATGATTAATGTGAGAAATAGACAATTCTCCTCTGACGGTAAGACGAGTGGATACCCTACATTACAATCTTTATTTTGGAAATATCTTACTATGTACCAAGATGTTGGAATTCAAAACAATAATTTTAATTACCAAAACATGATTGAATATATTAATGGTTTGGGTGATTCATGGATAAGATTGGTTGAACAATTTATACCTGCTACGACTATTTGGAATACTGGAACTAAATTTGAAAATTCTATTTTTCATAGACAAAAGTTTGTTTATAGAAGACAAAGAATGTGTCAAATAGGTTCTGAGGATACTGTAGGTCCTATTAGTAATGGTACTATTGAGGGTACTGTTGGGGCTCCGTCAATAACATATCCGATTTTATTTGTTGACCAAGGTGCAGTTATTGAGGCTTATAACATGACGTTACAAGATTGGATTATTGATAATGAATGTAGTCCTAACCTAAGTACTGTTTCAGTTTATTTTGGTTTTTCATTTACCATAAATGGTGTTAATTTTGTTTATCCTGGTAATCCTGAAAATTATTTTAATGGTGCTACCTTAACAAATGAACAATGGTATGATATTGTAATTGAAGGATTTACTGATATACAATCTCAATTGTTTGATGTTGGAATTGTTGCTACTTATGATTATTCATATCCTAATTTATATTATATTTTAGAATCTAATAATGTAACATTCTTTGAAACCGCACCAGTGTCTACTGACATAAACATTATAGTTAATTTAACAACAAGCTGTTTATAACATGTCATTTTTTTATAACATATCGGTAACTGGAGATTGTACTAATAGTAACTTAGGTAGTTTTAGTATTGATTTTACAAGTGGTAATACACCTTATATTGTTAATTGGTTAACACCATTATACGCATCTGCATCAACAACAGGAAATTATTCGATTACAGGATTAAGTGCTGGAACTTACCAATTTTATGTGAACGACTCATCAGTTCCTGTTAATCAATCTTCAGGAGTTATACAAGTTTATATTACATCCGCAAGCACCTTATTTATACAAGATGTTCAAAATACTTCGTGTGGATTATCAAATGGGTCATTAAGTGTTAATACATACACCAATTATGGTACTAATGAAATAACATTATTTAAAGATAATGTACAATATAGTACCGCAACGGTTACAAGTGCTAATCAATATACATTTGTTAATTTAC